TCTAATTCTTTTTCTAAATCCTCAGCAATGGCCTGATCAAACGCTGTGCATTCCGGCCATATGTTTCCGCCTTCAGTTAACATCATCGTAATGGCCTTCTTCAATATTTTTTAATTCTTGTCTGTGAAGATTTTCACAGATTTCTTTTACTAATTCTTCGTCTAATTCATTTGGTAAGTTTTTTTCTTCGTTGAACGTTTCTTTGTATACTTTGTAAGCATGATTTACCATTGCTTCAAACGCCTTGGCCGTGAATTTGGTCTTATTGATTTTGGCTTCTTTTACCTTCATGACAAAAGGATAATAATTTTTCCTGTAGAATTCAGGATCGTTGTTCATAAAGTATTGCAGATCGTCTGCTAGATCAAAACTAGGAGAAAACGCTTCTTCAAAACCGGGACTAAAAATTTCAAATATTTTCATAAATTTGCACCATCGAAAAGACGACTATGCATTATTTATCGAGTATCTGAGATTAGGTTAGTGGTTTAGTAAAACAAAATTCACGGTGCCGTCGGTGTAAGTGATAACACAACGTAGCCATACGAAATTGCCAGTGAAGTTTTGCAGCACAGATACGTTGGTATTGGTCAAATACACTAGATCAGTGCTGTCTATGTCAAACCAGTCAGCAGATACAGGATCAATAGCCAATGCACCTTGCATCTTAAATGTTCCTATAAATCCAGTGAATTTTAGTTGAACTGTGTGTAGCCCGTCACTGCGACCGTAATAACCGTCACCTTTGAATTTTTCACTGGTGATTGTTACCACTGAACTGTCAGATGGATGACTGTTACTTGAGACTAATGTGCTGCTTAATACTGGCATAGTAATTATTTAGTTAGGTTTATAATTTTATCAATTCTCAGTATATCGCTGTTAACGAACATCTTAACCATAGACATAGTGGCATCGTCTTTGACATAGAAGTAAAACCCTCCTCTACTGCGATCTTTGCAGAGATTGGTTTTACAAGTTTTAGTCATCTTAATCTTGTTTATCTTTGCACTCCAATCTACAAAACTGCTGTAGTTTTTTTTAGTTTTGCCCAGCGTGACTTTGTAAGTAAAAGGAACCCGTTTTAATATTATTTCACCTGTGTTGATCACAACATTGTCGGGCGGCCCGCACATGTATTTTGTACGACTTACATCCAAATTGGCCATAGTTACTGCAGAATCCAAGTGATTGGTGTAGAAACTCAATAGAGGTTGTTCAATTCTCAAATCATAGTCGCTGAAACTTTTTAATAAATTCAATACCTCAACAGAATAGAGATAGTCTGTTGGATTTTTGATATTGAGACATTGATATTTGGGAAGATCATCCGAAGCATATTTTTTCAACATTTGGTCAGCATGGTCAGTGTTGTTTCCCCTAAACCATGCCGCCACTGGACAAATTATCACAGTTTTATATCTGTATACGCCATTAAATAGTTTTTGACTATTTTTAACTTTGATCTGTTGGAGATTGCTCATGGTATTCTAATTTAGCAATTTTAACCTTTGGAGTTATGACCAACTGATTGTCAGCAATACCAATGGTAATGATGCCACCGTTCTTAAGATCTCCAAACAACATCATCTTAGCCAACGGGCGTTTGATTTCTTTGTCAATGACTCGTTGCAATGGTCTTGCACCCATTTTACTATCAAATCCTTGTTTGACCAACCAATCTACGGCCTCGTCGCGCAGTTTAATTTTGATGCCTTTTTCTTGCACTTGATCCCTAAGTTCAACCATAAACTTACCAACAATTTTAATCATTGTTTCTTTACTGAGTTTGGCAAACGTAATGATACCGTCTAAGCGATTACGGAATTCTGGTGCAAAAAACTTCTTGATATCGGCATCACTATAATCTTTTTCTTGTTGTCCGAATCCTATGTGATTCTTCTCACTGGCCTGTGCGCCAGCATTGGTAGTCAAAATCAACACAATATTACGACAGTCTGCTTTTTTGCCATTTGATCCAGTGATAAATCCATTGTCCATCATCTGCAACAAGATAGTTGTGACATCGGGATGTGATTTTTCAACTTCGTCAAACAACAACACAGCATTGGGATTTTCTTGAATCTGTGTGATCAACAAGCCTGCGTTTTCTTCAAATCCCACATAACCGGGGGGTGAACCAATCAGTTTACTTACACTGTGTTTTTCTTGATATTCACTCATGTCAAAACGCAATAACTTGACACCGAGATGTTTACTCAACGATTTAGCAGTCTCAGTCTTGCCACAACCTGTTGGTCCCATGAATACAAAAGAGCCAACGGGCTTGTTTTCTGATTTAAGACCTGCACGAGCCACAAGGATTTTATCAACAACAGTCTCAATAGCAGAATCTTGTCCATACACCTCATTCTGCAAGTTGCTCATTAAATTACTAAGATTACTGGATTCAGATTCCATGATTACTTCAGCAGGCAGTTGAATCATTTTACTAAGTTCAAATTGAATTTCTTCTTCACCGATGACTCGATCGCCTGCTAATTTAATATTAAATCGTGAACATGCACAGTCAATCAAATCAATTGCCTTGTCCGGTAATTTTTTATCTGTTTGATATTTGACACTGAGTTTGATTGCTGCCTGAATAGCGTCGTCTTTGATCTTGACCTTGTGGAAATCTTCATAGTATTTCTTAATGCCTTTGAGAATCTGCACAGACATTTCTTGTGTCGGCTCGTCAACAGTGATGCGCTGGAATCGACGCATCAGGGCACGATCCTTTTCAAAATGCTTGCGATATTCTTCCCAGGTAGTCGATGCCACCACTTTGATATTACCTTTGCTCAATGCAGGCTTCATCATGTTGGCAAGATCGTTGGCACTGTTGGTAGCAGACCCAGCACCACTGATCATATGTGCTTCATCAATGAATAACACAGTCTTGCCTTTTTTCTGCAGAGCCGCCAACACCAGTTTAAATCGTTCTTCAAAATCTCCACGATATTTGCTACCAGCCAGCATGGCAGATATGTCTAGGTTGTACACAGTGTAATTTTTAAGAAATTCTGGAACAGCACCGTTGACAATATTAAACGCCAGCCCTTCTGCAATAGCCGTTTTACCAACACCTGGATCGCCCACTAAGATAACATTGTTTTTACTACGACGACCCAACGCCAGTGCAATATTTTCAAGTTCTTCTACTCGTCCGATAACAGGATCAACTTTGCCTTTGGTTACTGAGTCATTAAGATTGGTTGTAAACGCTTTAAGTGCTTTAGTTGACTGACTCTCTGTTTCGTCATCTGTGCTGTCCAATTCGTTGTTTAAATAGTCAGCAAATTTGTCTTTGTCAATATTGGCCTGTTGTATGTAATAGAATGCAAAGGACTTTTTCTCACTCATAATGGCAAGAAATACATCAGTACATTCAATTTTTTGACGGCCGTTAAACAGAACCTGGGTAAATGCACGATTGAGGGCACGTTCAACGGCTTGCGTTTTCTTAGGCTTAGTTACACCTTCTGGTATCACAATCTCAGTCAACTTGTTTTTAAGATAGTGTTCAAGATTTTTACGTATGTAATCAGTATCTGCACCAAATCCAGAAACACATTTGCTAAATGATTCTTCGCATAACATGGCAAAACATAAATGTTCTAATGTAATATACTCATGATTTAATTTTTTAGCAACATCTATAGCTTTATCAAACACCATTTGCAGTTCGCTACTAGGTTCTACCATTTTGTTTTTCCTTTAATACAAGATTTATTTTATTATAACAGACTTTTTATCAACAATCAATCGGTGGATTTTTTGTGATTATTAAATTCATTTTGTAATTTCAGTATTCGATCAACTAAAATAATGTCGGTTATTTCGGGCACATTGACAGTTACCTTAACCAACAGATCACCAGTTCTTCCGTTGGTTGAATTGTTAAACCCACGACCCTTGCATGCAAACTCAGTGCCATGCTGTGTACCCGCTCGTATTTTTAAATCTAACTTGGTTCCATCTAATGATTGAATTTTTTTATTACATCCAATCATTGCTTCGAACACAGAGATCTGCAACATAAAAATTATGTTGTCGCCTATCCTTTGATACAGCGGATCCGACTCAACTATCACAGTGACATTTAAATCACCACGTTGCAGACTTGGATGTGCATCGTCACCTAATCCTTGGTACTTGATAGTTTGTCCATGACTGATGCCTGGAGGTACATTAATTGCCACTGTTTGTTTTTTACCTGAGGGCAATGTGTAGGTTGCTTCAAGTTGTTTTCCTAAAAAACTGTCCTTGAATGACACCCTGCAATTAATGTTTAAATCTCTATTTTTTCTCATGCCTTGAGAAAAAGGATCCCATGGACCGCCCTGTTGTCCAAAACTAAATGCTTGGCCAAAAATATCTTCAAATCCGCCAAACCCACCTGTGCGTATATGAATATGTGGCCGATGCAACTGTTCGTTGTCGTATTGTTGTCGTTTGGCAGAATCGCCAAGGGTGTCGTATGCTTGGCTTATTGATTGAAAAGTTTTTTCGTCGCCGCCACGGTCAGGATGATGTTTCATAGCCAACTTTTTGTAGGCTTTTTTTATATCATCCTGCTCTGCGTTTTCTTTTACACCTAATGTTTCATAGTAGTTCATACTACTAATTATACAGTCTTAGACAGTAAAGGTCAATCTCTTGGCGGCATAAAATCGCTGTCAAATGGTTGTGCTGGCCCCATTGGTCTTCTATTAGCACTTGGCATACCAGGGGTTGGAGTCATTGTTGCTGCTGATCCAAAACCACTGACAGTATTTCCGCTCATTGACTGTGAACCAAAACTACTTGGTACTGGAGAACCGAAGCCTGCTGGTGTTGCACCAAATCCTGTTGAAGGTGCGCCAAATGTTGTTGTGACACTCTGTGATACCGGTGCAAGCCCGCCATTGTTTGCTCCGTTTAGTTTTTCTTGTGTACGACCAAATGCCGCAATACCTAAAACAGCACCCATTGCAATGTGGAACAATCCAGCACCTTGCAGTGTTAGTGGATTCCATTGTGTAAGACCTGCGCCCACGGTAGTCTGTAGTAGACTCCATAAGATTGGAAATACAACCATGTCCATAGTACAGACCAACATGTACATCCAACCCATCATAGGACGCCATTTGGAATTCATCCAATCTTCTTTCTTTTGTTCGCTTTCGCTTTTAACCTGTTCGCTCATTGTTTGCTCCTGTTTGTCTGTTACTTCTTGGCCAGCATTGTTTGAATTTTTTCTTGAACAATCTTAGCCCAGAATGGTTGAGGAAAATTCCAACCTACAAATGCTCCTACCGCTACCCAAAATAAAATATCTAACATGCTAGCCCCCTATTTAAATTTTATAAACCACTTGCACCAACTGTAGCCCATTCACGAGCACCGTTTGGCAATGTCTGCTCACAGGCCAACTGTGCTACCATTGTTGTAACAATACCTGCTACAACAGCCGCACAACTTTGTGGAACAATCATAGCACCTGCGGCTACATCAAACGATTTGGCTAGTGTAAAAGCAATAGCATCAGTTAAAATTTTCTTGTTGGATTCACCAATGGCTTTACGCACATCCGGTGCCATCCAAATTAATTCAACAAATGCTTGTGCAGTTAAATCACAGGCTGCACCTAATGCTACAGCACCTACAGTTTCTTTAGCGGCAAGATACACGATAGCAGTTGAGCTTAGTGGTGCAGTTGCGGCCACTGTAGTTGCTTGACTGCTTGGCTCTGGACGATATAGCAATGCGGCAAATACTGTGCCTAGTGCAACGCTAACACCAATCTGGCAGTAGTTAGCCTGAACCCACTCAGCCATTAACTCTCCACCGCGAGCAACACCATACACCCCTGCCCTAGCACCTTGTTCCATGGCTCTAATGGCTAACTTGCTACCAGCGTCGATATCATTTAAGGCAGCATCTGCAACCTTAGCAGTCCACATACCGTGACGGTTGTAACCGATTTTTGCTTGTCCAGCAGCACTAACTCCAATGTTGTTAACACTGTTAATTGCGTTTCTTGCAAACTGATCAGCTTGTGAAGTTAGTTTGCCAGCACCGTCTGTAATCTGTTGTCCGGCAATATTGATTCCTTTAGGGGTTTCTTTGATTACAGTATTAATTACATTAGTAGCAGGTGCTACTGCTTGTTCGATTACCTTGATAGGGTTAGGTATCTTTGGCATCTTAATTTTTGGCAGTTTAAACATGATTATTTTCCTTATAAATTTATTTTAGAACCAAAGGAATAAACCATTGAGACTCAACAGTATTCCAACCCCTGCAACAGCAAAACTCCCCCAGAACATGGCCATGCTAACTGCAAGAATACTTGCTGATAACACAACAATGGCTAGTTGATAGGCTGTTGATGCATATCCGATCCATGGGCTAGATTTCTTAGCCTCTTCACGAACAGCCTCCATTGCTCGGGCCTTTTCAGCAATTTCTTTCTTGTCAGAATCCATGCGTTCTTTTTCTGCCTGAAACTCTGCTTTTAGTTTTGGATCAGTTGCGGTCTTTGCGGCAATTTCGTATGTGACGCCACGACCTGCTTTGGCCTGATACTGTGCCCAAGTATTGTTAGCACCCAGTGTATTGTTCAATACTGTGCTGGATAGTTTGCCACCGTACCAGGCGTTGACTGCTAGAAACAATGCAAATACAGAAATAACCATACCTGCTTTGTCTTTGATCTTTGCTTCACGCTCTGAACGTGATCCTGCTGGAGGCTTAGGTGCATCCGGATCTTTTGGTGTTTTTGTTACTAACTTTAATACTGAATCAACCAATGACATTATTTGCTCCTTTTAAAATCCAAATATATTTTTCTTTGGCTCTGTTAAAAACTTCTCTGCTATACTAGCACCTTTGGCTCGTATGTGGGGATCGGGACTATTTAACATGTCGTTAATTAATGCTGCCCTGGCCATTTGCTCCATAGTTTTATCTCTAGATGCAGACTTTTGAACTTCGGGATTAGACATAACAGCACAACCTGACAGCATTACTGCTGTAATAACAACGGCAATTTTCATTTTATACTTTCGTAAATACGTTTTTGTTCAAGATACCAGTCATTCCAGCCGTCAACCTTGGCAGCACATTCATAATACATACCGTAGTTTTGTACAACTACTTTCAGCATTTCTGTAATAGCCACGCGATCGCCTTCTATCTTTTTAAGGCTTTCACAGCGTTCAACTAGGGATTTAGGAACTTCAGGAAACTTTTGTTTAACTGGAACTGGTGTAGAGCAAGCAGACAGGAAAACAACAAGACTTAAAATAATGTATTTCATTTCTTACCCTCCGCTGCCTTGTTCATTTCTGCGGCTTGATTATGTATGTCAATAATTTCTTTAGGAACAGGACACTGTTCTATGTATTTGATAATTTCTTCTTTCTTTACAACTTCTCTATCAAGATACTGTGTAATGTATTCCGTCTTGCCTTTGATAACCTTGGTCTTTTCAACTACCTTTTGTTCTATGACTGTATTTGTTTCTTGTGACTTCTGTTCAGCGATTTTAACCTGTTCTTCAAGTTTGGCCACCTTGTCACGCCACGCCATCTCTGTGTCATAGCCGCCACGCAGCCATACACCCAAGACTAATAAAATAATGCCAATGGGTCGAAGTACTTTTACATAGTTGCCATAGAACGGAATCCACTTGCCTAACCAACCAGCAAGTACCCCGGTAAGACCGGCAACAATTATGGCCCAGTAGACCCAATTTAGTACTGCATCAGGTATTAGATCCAGTATCCAGTAAATTTGATTCATCTTCTTAACTCCGCTACCAATGCATATCCATTATTTTCTATAATAAATTTATTGTCAATTTTGTTGATGTTATACGGACCGATGAATTTTGTAAGATATAATACTTCAGAAATGTCATTAGGTGCCATTTGATATGCGCCCTGAATTGACTCGTAAATTCGTTGCTTACGACCAAAATCAGATACTATCAAATTCAACGATCCGTTGAATGGTTTTTCTAGCGTCAATTGGTCATGATCGAGATCAATGCTTTCTAAATAACTTTTGTTAAAAAAGTTATCCACATTCTCCATCTGAACTTCATTGATTTTGTTTTCATACTGATTGGGTGTAGTTGGCACAGCATCAGTCAACGATTCGAGGTCAGCAAGATTTGATCTAAAACTTCTATAGTATCTAAATCTAAAATCTTCAGTGTCCACTAATTTCTTTACACCATCTAATATTTCTACAATGCGCGAACTTAGATTTTTATCACGTTCCATTTCAACAAATACTTTGTACTTGCCTTCTTTGACTTCGCCCGGGCTAACATCTGCGTCTAACACAAATTTATAACCTTTTTCAATAAAACTTTCTAGATCCTCGGCAGCATCTTTACTTTTTACATTGAAAGAAATTACAGAAACATCTTGATCATTGCCCATTTTACTGCTGTATGAATCAATTTCGAATACATTGTCGACAAGATATCTCAAATCAGCAGGTCTTAACTCTTCATTAAGGTTCATACTGCTGCTCCTGGCACTGGCGGAGTCCCAGCAACTGCTGGTGCGCCAGCAGCCGGTGCCACAGCGGAAGCAGCACCACCCTGGCCTTGACTAGCATCTACTCTGCTGTTGCTACCAAAACGTTCGTTACGTAATTTATCCATGTAACCTTCAAACATGTCAAACACTAATTTTTTAGGCATGGAGATAGTCACTACCCAAATGGCATGACGATCTAACTTGCCTTTCTTAGTGCCAGGACGAAAATCGTCAGGACTTTCAATCTTGCGGGGTTGTATAATAAAACTTTCTTCAAATTTTACTCTACAGTCGTGCTCAAGCAGACGTTTTGCAGCCCGAGGATTAGGCATGTTTTCTTTTGGCCACATGAATTTACAAGTTACCCAATGTCGATCAACACGGGGTCCCTCTAATAATTCGCCTTCTAACCAATTTTCGTAGACGTAAATATCCAGAATATCTAACACACGTTCATAGTCTTTTAAGACGCTCAGTGCGGTATTATTACTGTATAAGTTTTCTATATTTTTAATAACTTCTAAAATGTCAGCCATAGTGTCTCGTTAATTTACCACAGTATTTAGTTGACCTAAAAACAAATCATATCAGTTTACTTTTTGACAATATCAGTAAATAGTTATGTAGGACCTGTGAGGATAGGCGGTCCCTACGGTCCTACTTACTTAACGTAGGAGAACTAGATGAGTAAAAGAGTGAAGAAACGCTTTAATTCTGAAGTAAACGTGATTGATTTTCAAACCTATCTTCCAGCAAAGAAGCTTCGAGTGTCTTTACACGCTCGAAACGGCCACCAAGCACAATATCTTGAAAAATTACAAGACGACAATAAAAACATAGTTTTTGCTGTGGGGCCAGCCGGCACGGGTAAAACCATGCTGGCAGTGCAGGTAGGTGTCAAATTGTTTCAAGAAGGCAAATTTGACAAAATTATAGTTACTCGTCCCGCCGTGTCAGTGGATGAAGATTTAGGATTCTTACCAGGAACCATGCAGGAAAAGATGGCTCCGTGGACAAGACCTATCTTTGATGTTCTAGGAGAATATTATCTAAAAAAAGATATAGAAGACATGATCAACGAAGGTGTGATCGAAATTAGCCCGCTGGCCTACATGAGAGGCCGAACCTTTAAAAATGCATATATCATTGCAGATGAAATGCAAAACGCTACCCCTAATCAAATGAAGATGTTGTTAACTCGATTAGGCGAAGGTTCTAAAATGATTGTCACTGGAGATCTGAATCAAGCAGATAGACTAGATGACAACGGACTCATTGATTTTATACGCCATATTAATGGACAAAAAGCATTGAAGTGTATAGACTTGCAACAGTTTGATAAAAAGGATATCGAAAGACATACTGCTGTAAAAGAAGTATTATCACTTTACGGTGAATAAAAAAGGCTCCTTCGGGGAGCCTTTTTTGTACTATCACATTTGACTGTTATAAATGACTTAGTCTAACCATAGTTGCGGCTAGATTAATTTCTGGATCACTCACCAGTGTGTGATCTGCTAGACCTTGTTTAATAATCAAGATGGCTTTTTCTTGTTGAGCATCCTGACCAAACAATTCGATGTTGTCGTAGAGCCATCTAAAAATTTCTTCTACTTCTTCTGGCCTAATCTGGCTGCAAACAAGTTTTCTAGCCTGACTTACTTTTCCTTGTTTGAATAATTCCACCATCTGGATACGCCAGTCAGACAAATTGGCATCTACTTCGTTTGGTGCAATCAGTTTCCCAGTAATACTGTTCATTTGTACAGTATTGATACATTTACGTAAGTCAGGATATTTTGCCTTGACATAAGTGTCTAGAGTATCAAGATCAAATTCTATATCCTCTTCAACAAGGATTGTAGCCACCCTAGCAGTAAATTCTGTTGGGTCAACCTTTTCAATATGAAAACCTTGGCATCGGCTGTGCAGTGCCGGGATAACTTTGTTGGGATAATTGCAAGTAAGAATAAAACGTGCAGTGGTATGATATTCTTCCATAATACCGCGCAGTGCTGCTTGAGCATTGTGACTCAAATAATCAGCCTCATCTAACAACACAACTTTGAAATCACCGAACGGGATCATTTGTACAAAGTTGGTGATCTTATTTCTAACGTCATCTACTGAGTTAACACGACTGGCATTGATTTCTAATACATCAAGATCGTTAATTTCTAATAAATTCAAAAGAATTTTTGCCAAGGTGGTTTTACCAATACCAGCATGTCCACTGAACAATAAATGCGGAATAGTTTTTTCTCTAATCCAGTTTTCAATTTGTTGTCGCTGGTTACTGTCTCTAAACACATAACCATCTAATGTGTTAGGTCGATATTTTTCTACCCATAGATTATTCATCTGTATCCTTTGTAATTCTGTGTTCTTTTGTATAAGGGTTGGTTATATGCACAGTATACAGAAAAAGAAAGGGTCTGTCAAGACCCTTTGAGTTACTTGCTCACAAATGGAGCCAACTCCGGCGGCACCCACCCTATGGGTTTCAATACCTTACCGTCCTCACGTTTACGAACCTTACCAGTTTCATCATCGATCTTGGCAAAGTTAGTTTTCATGACTTCCTTCCAGGCACCTTCAGCATCTGCACCCATTGAATGAATAGCGCCAATTGTGACAACTAAGATATCAATAAGTGCATCTAGTTGTTCTACTGGATCTTCTGCTAGAGTAGCCTCTAGAAATTCTTGATGCTCTTCGGTAATAAGTTTTGCATACAATGCAAATTGTAGTTCATTAAATTTGCCAACACTTTGGTCGCAGGCCCGCATGAATTTTTCTTGATCACGAAATGGATTCATTACTTGTTTTCCAATCTGTATGCTTCGACTGCTTCTTGAACTTCGATGCCCCTAGCAATGTAAATATCGTTGGGTTTCTCATCTGCCTGTAGAAGAATGGCTTCGGTATCTACTCTGCGAATAATTACTTCTTTGCCATCTTCTTCTACTTTGATACCTCTAGTCCATCGTCCGTGTTCTACGTAGATCCATTCACCTATATGAACATCTTTTTGTTCAGGACCCACTGCCCAAACTTTTGCCCACCGAGGTTTAACACCGTGCGCTTTGCCGTCGTCACTTTGTAGAACAATTCCCGACGCAGTTTTCTGTTCTTCGAATCCCATGTCAGTAACTAATACGTTGTTACGTAATGGTTTTAATTTACCTTTGACTACGTTCATGTGTGCCTTTTAAATGTCTTTAACAGCGTTGGGATTATTTTGATAATATTCTGTCATAACATCTTCACGTTTACGAATTATTTTACCACCCGGGCCCAATTCGTCTCCGCGAGCATTTACTCGAGCATTACCCACTGCTGGAGTCATCTCGTTACGCATACGTAGTTTTTCTAGGTCAATTTCTTTTCCCAGCATTGATTTGTATACTTGTCTTTGTGCTTGTCTAGCCGCCATAATACTCTCCTTTAATACACATACTTATCTCATAAATTCAGAGAACTCTAAATTATACTTAATACTGTTTATTCGATGAACTCCGATCAAATACAGCACATAACTGGCCACACTTGATCCGCGCCCTACGCCCCACACTATGTTATTTGCTCTGCAGGTGTCTACAAAGTACTTCAACCAACGCAACAGATCGATCATGTTTCTATTGCGAAATTCTGTTAGTTCCAACTGTACTCTAGCATGATCCGGATCCCAAGGTGCTGCTTGATCGTAAATCCATTGTTCAATGTCTAGATCTTTGTACTGCTGAGGCATGATCCAATTGTTTTGATTGCCATAATCAAACTGTTCTTGATCAATGTCAGTTGCGGGTTTTTGAAATTCAATATTCAGTGCTGTTTGTAACTGCATGATTTCAGTATCTTGATCTACAATTAATTTGGACACTTTGTCTATGTGCCCTTGATAAATTATATCAATTATATCGTTGCTATCAAATACAGACTGACCAAGATTGTTTATTCTCATGCATACATTTTAACTGACATTGATAAGATTGTCAAGATCTTTACTGCGTTTTTGATACAATTGATTGAGTTGTTGTTGCCTACGGTGTTGCATCTCACTTTTATACATGTCTAAGAACATGGTTATTTGTCGTTGCACATTGGCATTTTGAGTTTGCCAATATTTTTTTGACAGATCTTGAATACGCTGTTCGATTTCAGCGTCCTTTAGTTGACCAAAATCTTCACTCAATGGGTGAGACATTATAGATATGTTCCTATGAGATTAGCAAACACTGTTACGCCACCGTCATTGGAATACAGTTCAACAACTTTGGTTTCCCCTCCAGTGCTTAATGTTCTACCAGTAGTGTCTAAAGTTGTGCTGTATCTAAAAGTTCCTGCAGTAGTCACAAAAATAAATCTCGGAGTAAAGTCAGCGGCACCGCCGGTAAACGAAATTTTGATGTTAGCATGAAGATTACTGACTGGCCATCCACTTAGTCTCACAGTGAATTCTGGATTATACGACACAGAAGGTGTGGCATTTGACACTGCAAAATTTACATTGAAAAATTCTGCATCACCGATGTTGATAGCAACTTCGGGAGTAGCACCAGTGCTGGCGTTGAATGTAAATGTGCCTTTGTTAGAAAATTGTGTGTAAACCTCTTGCAATTGTGCATTAGCCAATATGCCGCCACCAAAATCATTGGCGTCGTTCAATTTTGCTGTGTTGGTTTCTAATGCAATTATCTCAGCCTTGGCAGTGCTAAATGCTGATTTGATGTAGGTAAAATTATCCCTAAATCCTTGACTATTATTGTCTTGACCAGCCACTGGATAAGTCTGGTCGATTGAAGCGAAATTTATTGAACTCATGTTATAACTGTCCTGTTATTGTTAAACGCAAGGTATTTATCGCTACCGTAACCTGTGACAGAATCTATTATGTATCGATCAATTTCATAATTTATCTGTTTAAAATCAAAACCACTGTTTTTTATATTTAATAAAATGGCAGCGGATTGTCCTGGCTTACAGTAGCAAATTGGTACGGATTTGACAAATCCCAACTCTCTTTTCTGATTACTCTGTATACTGCGCATATACAATGGCAAATACTCGCGTTCAGTTTCACCTAGTTGTTTTATTCTAAATTGCCAGTTTGTCACACTGGCCGGAAACCTAGTCTGTTGCCCACCTGCAAAGTAGTGCTCACTGTCAGTGGTAACAATTTGATTGGGTCTAAATGCCCATGGAGCATCTTCATTCAATACATCTACGTCTCTGCTCCAAGTAACTGGTCTGGAATCTATATAGATTGGCAAAGGATCGTCGGCCATATTTACAGTCAATGCTGCACTGCCATTACTGTTTTCCAATGGATCTATCATTTCCACATACACAACTTCGTAGACTACGGTGTTGGTTCCTACTATTTTGGCCTGTGCTGTTTGTACGGCACCGAATCTAAAACGTTTTTTCTTGTGATTTCTACCCATGGCTTCTACATATCGTGCAGCATCCACTGTTTCGATTCCGCCATAGATAATCATTTTGAGATCTCTCTGTATGCCAAAGTTACTGTCGCCTAATCTATAAATTAAATTGGGATTGAAAATATTGGTGTCGTTAATAAAATCTGCAAATACAGTTCGCTCGGCAGATTTTAAAAATGGCCGTACACTGATGTTGCTGTACAGTTTATCATTGGGAGTGCTGATTGCCAGAGAGAATGTTTGATCTATTTGACTGTACAAGAATTGGTCTCTGGCACGTACAGTAAACTGGTAATTGCGATCCAGTGTGGTAGTGTTGGCATCGATGATAAAATCGCCACCGTCGAAAGTGATAATACCAGCAGCACCAGCAGTGCCAAATTGATTTACCTTGCCAGTGATCTGTCCATTGAGACTCAGGGTCAATCCTGGAGGTAATTGTCCGCTGATCAACTGATAGATCACAATGGCATTGGGTACAGTGGTGCTGGCTTCTACGGCCAAGGTAGATATAATGTTGGCATTTATGTTGCCAAGATTACCAGCAGTAATGAATTTAATTGTACTGTCTACTTCACCTAAAATATTTACTGTAAATATTCTCGAAGCAAATGCACTTTCATTGTTGGTAAAAAATCTAGTGGCTCGCACACTGAATTTGTAACCAACAGTGATAGCCGGCTGGTAAGGAACATTTCCAAAAATTTCTGCAGTGGCAGCATCAAAGGTCATCCCTGGAGGCAATATACTCTCAGAGCCTATCAATACTCGTGTATCGTTGGGCACCGACACTGCCAACGCAGGACTAATTTGCAGTCTATAGGTTGTGGAATTCACAGCCACAACCCCAATGATACTGTAAATTTGACCAGTTGCATTGGGCAATGTGTCGCTGAGTCTAAATTTCATCCCAGTTTCGGGAATTGCAGATACATTTTGCACACGAATATATGCAGCACCTTCGATATTTTCATCCGCAGCAACTTTGATAGATCTACTGACAATTTCTGGATTCACTGCTTCCAGTGCGTATATTGCTTGAGGTAATCCTGGAATATCATCGTATGTTTCTAAAATGTAAGTTTGATAATTGTTAGCACGTTTCAATCCTAGATAACTGGCAGTGGTCCAGATCGGTGTTCTGGCAAATGTTACATCTGCAGTAAACACTCCGGTGCCTGATTGCATTATAACGTTGTCTGCTCTTAAAAAGTCATCACCTACAACAAATATTCTAAATTTACGTTTTGCCACAGTGTCTCCGTCTGTTACACTGACAATAAATTCATAGTTTCTGTTGAGTTTTTTTGGCAAAGCCGCGCCAGTGCTGTAATCATAAAATATGCTGTCATAAACAAAACTATCGTATCCATTGGTCGATCGTTGACCAAAATCGTACGCTACTGCATCATACAAACTGTTGCTATAGGATCCGTCACCGTCATCAACTTCGATTACCAACAGCGGCTGTATAAACCCTGTGATACGACCTGATCTAGTCAGTATCAATCCGGGTGGCAATTCACCGTCACCGCTGGAAATAAAATAAGTCAGCGTTTGATTCGCCGCAGTGTCAAAGTCAGTGGCCTGCAACTGAAAATCTACAAAACTGTTGTCGATGATAAAAAAAGCATTATTGGGTCCAACTGGCAACAGGCCTGCTGCGGTTTGCCATTCAGGCTCGTCGGAACCCGTGATGGTCATTTTATAAGTGCGATCAGCAAAGGCGGTACCCAGGGTTGCTCGAATACAGAATTTAAATTCTGTTTCTCTAGGGACTTCGAACGGTGTGCCTTTGATATGATCTGCATCAATACGCAGTCCTGGCGGCAACTGACCCGAAATTACAGAAAAGGCCACACCTGTGCTGTCGTCAAAATTATTTTGATAAGACACTGGCAATTGAAAATCCAACACAGTACGTTCGGCAATAGTACCAAAACTGTAATTACTTTGTTCGGTCCAAATTTCTAAAGGCATTGAAATTCCTTAAACTACCACGGTCCACACATTGTTGATATAAATCATGAGATGTTGAAGACCATCTCCGCCACCATTCCATGTGGTGCCGTCGCACACTGCCATCATGCCTGCTGCACCGGTGGGCTGGGCAGTCACCGGCGGCATGGTCATAGTACTGGATTTGAACACTGTGCCATCTAATCCCACGTTGCCAGTGCCATTGGCAGTGATTGATAAATTTTGATTAGTTGTCAATGCGGTAACCGTATTGACTTTCCATGTACCAGTTGACGACAATTCTGCCCTAGTGGCCAAACTGGTACCGTTGTCGGTGTCAAAAGAAATTTTTGCTGGGATGCGTCCTACCGACGGTGCTCCTTCTACAGTTACGCTAATGGCTGCTCCGTCAATCCTTGCACTGTTGTATCCTGTAAAATTGATATACGCAAGTTTGTCACCACTTTGTACATTTCCTCGAGCTGCGGCTGTTCCTCTAGTTCGATAAAGATTAAAATTCACAGCATTGGGATTGTCATGGTGTTGCGCAAAGTAAAAGCCTTGTGCAAACGTACTGCTATAACTATTTCTAGTAATATATAGATTACCGTCGACTAAATCACTGTTGCGTCCAATGGACACTCTAGCATTTGAAGTAATATTTAATTCGCCAGTTTTTTCTAAATTACCAGCATCGTTGATTGTTAACAATCCTTGTAACAATATATCCCCAGTGCCGCTGGCATCAATAGCAATGTTGCCACTACTGGTACTGGTAATGGTAAATCCGTTGACATCTAAATCACCGCCGAGTTGTGGTGTAGTATCGTTGACAATATCGGTTAATCCGCTGCCAGAAACTAACGTTCCTCCTGCAGTGGAGCCGTCTCCAACATAGACCAACTTATTATCTGTAGTATAGATTAATTCTCCAGCGGCCGGAGTTATAGTAGTCCGTGTTCCTGAAGTTCCTCGTCTTAATTGTAAAGCCATTTTGATATCCTAAATATTAAAAAGATCCTAGATCTAATGTGAACCCTTCCGGGCTAGCAAATGTTCCAAAATCTAAATTGCCACCTCCACCTGCTGCCACCGATCCTGGAACCCAGTTAGTTCCATTCCATACCAATGCTTGTCCACTTGTAGGTGGGGTTGATACAGTATTAACATCTGCCAGTGCATTAATACTTGATGTTGTATAAACACCATTGGTAACTGTGCCGGCA